GGATAGTGAACGGTGAGTTGGGCAAACCACGACTCGGTTCTGCGGCAGATGCGGGCGGCTGGGCTGCAGGTGGATGCGCCGCTGCAGCTATCGGATGGCACCCGCAGCAGGCGGTGTCTGGTCGATGATGGCGGGCGGGAGAAGAGGGGCTGGTACTTCCTGCGGGAGTGGCGGCTCGATGACGGGACGGCGCTGCTGGCCGGATCGTTCGGGGTGTTTCATGGGGATTCGCCGAACGCGCAGAAGATCGAGCTGACCAAGCGCTGCGCGTCGTGCGGCGCCGAGGTGGATCTGCGCGAGAAGGTTTGCCATGCCTGTGGGGACAAGACGTTCAAGGGCCGCGAGCTGACGGACGAGCAGAAGGCGGCCTGGCGTGAGAGCGTGCTGGCCGATCGCAAGCGGGCGGCTGCCGAGCAGGCGGCGCTGGCAGAGCGCGCATCGCAGTGGGCGACTGCGGTCTGGCGCGCTTGTGTGGAGCTGGCTCCGGGCGGGCATCCGTACCTGGTGCGCAAGCAGCTGGCAGGCACGGGTGGGGCGCGTCAGTTCCCGGGAGTCGACGGGCTGATGCTGACCGGCGCCGAGGCTGGCGATTACCGGTATCTGGCCGGCTTCTCCGGACATCTCGCCGTGCCGCTGTGCGACGAGAACGGCAAGATCTTCGGCCTGCAGTTTATCGCCCCGAAGCGCGACCCGAAGACCGGGCAGGACAAACGGTACTGGCCGCGCGACATGCTGGTGTCTGGCCATTCCTGGACGATCGGCGGATCGCCGCGCCGTCTGGGTTTGGTGGCCGAGGGCTTCGCGACGGCTCTGACGCTGCACGAGGCGACCGGCGGGCAGCCGGTGACCGTGGCCTTCGCCGCCAACAACTTGCTGCCGGTGACCAAGGCGCTGGTCAAGCGCACCCGCGGACGGGCGAAGCTGCTGATCTGCGCCGACGACGACTGGCTGCAGAAGTGCCTCGAGTGCAAGCACTACACGCCTGTCGGCGAGCAGCTTTGCCGGGCATGCGGGAAGCCGCACCGCCAGGGCAATGCCGGTGTCGGCCGGGCTCGCGACGTGGCGTTTGCCGTCTCGCAGGCCGAGGTGTTCCTGCCGACGTTCGCCGCCGAGCGGCCGGTCGATCGCAAGGGCCCGACCGACTTCAACGACCTCGCGTGCCTCGAAGGTCAGCAGGTGGTCACCGCGCAGTACGAGCGGCGGCTGCTGGAGCTTGAATGGCAGGAGATGGCCGCCAGCGCCCCTCGTCCGGCTTCTGATGGACGGCGGCCGCCTACAGATGGCTCTGCCGCGGGCGGCAATCATGGGGGGGGCGGGGGGCAGTCGCGACCGCCAGCCATGGCCATCATGGACCTCGACGACCTGATCGAGCGCTTCTGGCCGATCGACGACGGGACGGGCGACTGCGTTTTCGACACGTGGACGCGCCGCATGGCCAAGCGCTCGCAGATGATCGCGCTGCTGCCGGCCGGGGTTCGTGGGGATGACATCAAGCGGCATCATCGGTGGATCAGCCGCGGCGCGTGCTACCTCGAGGAAGTCGGCTTCGACCCGGCTGGCACGGATGAGCTGATCAAGCTCAACACCTGGCGCGGCTGGCCGCTCAAGCCGAAGGCGGGCCGTTGCGAGCGCATGCTCGATCTGGTCGAGTACCTGTGCTCGGGAGACGCGCACGGCCCGAAGGTGGCGCGCTGGCTGCTGCAGTGGATGGCCTACCCGCTGCAGAACCCTGGCGCCAAGATGTCGTCGGCGGTGATCATGCACGGGCCGCAGGGAACGGGCAAGAGCACGCTGTTCCAGTGCCTCGCGCGCATTTACGGCGACTACGCCACCGTGCTCAACCAGCGCGGGCTTGAAGACCGCTTCAATTCTGACTGGACCGACAGCAAGTTGTTCATCCTGGCCGAGGAAGTGGTCACTCGGGCGGAAATGTGGCACATCAAGGGCGAGCTGAAGGAACTGGTCACCGGCGAGTGGATTCGCATCAACGAGAAGCAGTTGAAGGCGTACCGCCAGCGGAATCACGTGAACCTGGTGCTTCTGTCGAACGAGGGCCAGCCGCTGCCGCTCGACAACGACGACAGGCGGCATCTCGTGATCTACACGCCGCCGGAGCTGTCGGAGCAGTACTACGACGAACTGCGCGCCGAGATCGATTCCGGCGGTGTCGAGGCGTTCTACCATCACCTGCTGCACCTCGACCTGACCGGCTTCCACCCCAACAAGCGGCCGCCGATGACCGCGGCCAAGCAGGCTCTGATCGGGCTGTCGAAGGGCAGTGAAGCGCGGTTCATCGATGCCTGGATCGAAGGCGACCTCGAACTGCCGGTCTGCCCGTGCAAATCGACCGACCTGTACGCCAAGTACCTGAGCTGGTGCAAGCGCAACGGGGAATTCAAGCCGCGCCCATCCTCGCAGTTTTTTGGCTGGATCGGCAACATGCCCGGATGGGACAAGCGCAAGGCGCGGCATTACCGCGACCTTTCCAGCACCGAGGCGCAGAACAGCCCGATTGTCACGCCGCCGCTGGAGATTCTGCAGGCCAGCGGCTTCGCGCCGCCGGCCGGCGAATCATCCCGCACGCGCTGGCTGACCGAGTGCGTCGTGCGGTTCGCAAACGATGCCCAATTTGAGTGCGGCGGCGCAGGAGCAGGGCCATGAGTGGCCGCATTCCGGGTCAAATCGCGCCGCGTTCCGGGTACCCGGAATGCCTGAAAGGCAGGCAGGGCAAGGCTTGTTCCGGGCATTCCGGGCATTCCGGCTCCGCGCGCACGTATACAGCAGTACACGCATACACGCGCACGCTCTCGCGCGCATCACTTCTTCTCACACGCGTACACATAGGGAATACCCGGAATGCCCGGAACAAGCCTTGCGTAGAGCGGCTTCCAGACATTCCGGGTACCCGGAATGCGGCTTCCAGACCCGGAATGTTTGCCGTGTCACCCGGAATGCCGATGCGGGGTGCGCGATGAGCCAGCCACAGAAGCCACTGCGGCAGGCCATGCCGCTGGTCGCCGAGTTCATCGACGCCTGCGCGGCCGAGTGGGGCGGCAGGACCGTTGGCGCAATCATCCGCGCCGGGCTCGACGGCCAGCCTGTGTTCCACGCCAGCGAAGGCGGCCACGAGATCGGCACGCGCATCCCGCCGCCGTCTGCCAGCTACACCGCCGACGAGCTGCTGGCCAGTTCGCCACGTGGCGGCGCAGCGCCTGGCGGAAGCAGCAGAAAGGAAGCGACGCGATGACCAGCGAGCCGATGAGCCAGGCCGAGTTCGCGCGCCGCGCCGGCTACGCCAAAAGCTACGTCACGGCGCTGAAGCAGGCCGGCCGGCTGGTCATGACTGCCGACGGGCGCGTCGACGCGGCGGCCAGCGTCGCCCGCATCGAGGCCACGCGCGACCCGAATCGCGACGATCTGGAATCCCGGCGCGCCGGCCGCATGGCCGCGCTGCAGGCGCCTGCAGCGCCCGCGGCAGGGCCGGCCAATGCGGAAGGTCCAGCGCCGGCAGAAAAGCCCGCTGTGGCCGCCGCTGGGGCCGCTGCCGACCGTTCCGAAGTCGGCCGCAGCTACCAGGAAGCGCGCGCGCTCAAGGAACGCTACGCCGCGCTGTCTGCGCGCCTCGAGTACGAGCGCGCGGCGGGAATCATGATCGAGCGCGAGGCGGTCGCCGAGGCGGTGGCGGATGTCGTGATCTCGATCCGGCAGACGCTCGAGCAGATGCCGCACAGCGTGGCACCCGAGCTGGTCGGCTGCGACCTCGACACCATCCGCGCGCGCCTCAAGCGCGAGATCGCCGCCGCCTTGGCCGATCTCGCCCGGCAGATGCGCGAACGCCTGCAGCAGATCGCTGGCACCGCGGAGCCGGCCGCATGAATGCCAGGACGCATCAACCCGGAAACATCGCCACATGGCAGATGTGGGCGCCCAGTTGCTTGAGACGGGAAACCGCGCACCTCCAAAGAAGCAAGTCGCCGCGCCCTTCTCCGAATCTGCCAAGCGCGGCACCCATCACCATCACCGCCAGCAGAAAGCGAGGCAGCCGAATGAAAACCGTCATCACCGCCAAACCGGCGCACCCGTGCGCCGCAGCATGCTGCATCGACTACCGCAGGACCGAGCTGCCGGCCCGCTCCATGGACTGGTGCATCCGGCACGTGACCCCGATGGCGCCATGTGTCCACCTGCGCGCCTGCAACGGCGCGCACGATGATGCCGGCCGCACCAACGGCGCGTTCTGCGGCAAGCCGCGGAAGGGGAGGGCGGCGGCATGATCAGGGCGCGTCTCGAGGGCTTCGAATCGACCATGGCTGCGCTGCGAGCAAAGCCCGGGCAATATCAGTACGCGATGGCTTTGGCGATACACCGGACGGCGCACATAGCCAGGCGCGCCGGCGTCGATGAAATGCGGAATCAGTTTGACAAGCCGACGCCGATAGTGCTCAACAGCCTGTTCGTTTCGCCGAGCAGGCCGGACAAGAAGACGCTGTCGGCGATGGTGCTGGTGAAAAACATCGCTTTCGGGTCGACGATCCGGGACTATTCGCCGAGTGTTCCTGAGCCTTGGTCGATGGCCGCCAAGATAGGGCACCAGTTTTCAGGCGGGGCGCGCATGAGGAAGGGTCTGGAATCAGGTCTGACGAGACGAGGGTACATCAGCGCGACGGAGTTCGTTGCCCCCGGTCCTGATGCGCCATTGAACCAGTACGGAAACCTGACCAGTGGATTTGTGCAGCAGGTGTTGTCGGCTTTGCAGGCGCAGCGTGATCCATCGAGCAATGCGACGCAGTCGAAAAGAAGTCGTCGCAATGCGCGCAAGGCGATGAACATCTTCTGGGCGGCCGGGGACACCAAGGCTGGCGGACTGCGCCGAGGATTGTGGGCGAGAAGTGCGGATGGATCGCCGCTTTTGCTGCTGGTGGTGCTGCCAAAAGTTAACTACAAACGCCGGATCGATTTGCACAAGATCGTTGACGCGGTTGTGGATCGCGAATTCAACGGCCAATTTCTGAAGGCGATCGATTATGCAAACGCAACGGCGCGCTGACGAGATGACCGCCATCGCCCTCTTCGCCTCGACATTCGCCCTCGTCTTCCTGCTCGGCATGCAGAGCCTCGTCGTGCAGGCCGACATGCGGCGCATCGCGTTCGCCAACAGCTTCTTCATCGGCGCGGCGAACCTGGTGCTGTTCAAGCTGGCTCCGGATGCCGCCGGGCTCGAGATGGCGGCATACCTGAGCGGCGGGCCATTCGGCATCATCGCTGCCATGGCCGTGTTCCGCTGGTGGAGAGCGCGTCGCACATGAGCGCCATCACCGACGCCCAAATCATCGCCCTGAAAGCCGCCGCTGCGGCGATTGCGCCGAAACCGTCGCCGCTGGTTTCAGAGTGGGCGCAACAGAACGTCATCCTGTCCGAAGAATCGTCCGCAGAGCCTGGCGAGTGGAAAAACTCCCGCACCCCGCACCTGGTCGAGATCATGGACCAGCTCTCGGAAGATTCGCCGGCGCGCATGATCGTCCTGATGAAGTCCTCGCAGGGCGGCGGCACGCAGGTCGCCAGCAACTGGCTCGGCAGCATCATCGACTGCGCCAAGGGCCCGGTCGCGGTGGTCATGCCGACCGACAAATCGCTGGCCGACTGGCAGGCGCAGAAGTTCGACCCGATGGCGCGCAGCACGCCGGCGGTCGCCGCCGCGCTCTTCACCCGCAACAACCGCGCGAGCGACAACAACAAGGACAGGAAACGCTTCACCGGCGGCATGCTGTACTTCAAGACCGCCGGATCGACCGCCGACCTCAAGTCGACCAGCCTCCGCTACGCCATCGCCGACGAGGTTGACGAATGGGACTGGAGCACCATCCAGGGCGACCCGCTCGGGCTGCTGGAAGTCCGTTTGACCACATTCCACGATCACAAGCTTTTCGCCGTTTCGTCGCCGACGCTCAAGGACGCCTCGCGCATCGAAGAAGCCTTCGAGGCCGGCGATCAGCGCCGCTACCACGTCGCCTGCCCGCACTGCGACGAGCTGCAGCACCTCAAGTGGGCCAATGTCCGCTGGAGCGCCGTCGAAGTCCGCGGCGACCTGCGCTGGGTGCGCGCCGCCTGGTACGTCTGCGAGCACTGCGGATGCGAGATTGAGGAGCACTACAAACCGCGGCTGCTGGCCGCCGGCCGCTGGATCGCCGCCAACCCGGGCGCCCCGTATCCGAGCTATCACTTCAACGCCCTGTACTCGCCGATCGGGCTGGGCCGATCGTGGGCCGAGCTGGCCACCGAATGGCTGCGCGCGCAGGGCGACAGCGCCCGGCTGATGCGCTTCATCAACACCCGCCTGGGCGAGACCTGGGCCGACCGATCGCGCGACATCAAGCCCAACGCACTGAAGGCGCGCTCTGAGCCCTGGCCGCTCGGCAGTATCCAGCCCGGATGCTGCGTGCTGACCGCCGGCGTCGACGTGCAGGACAACCGGCTAGAAATCCAGGTCATCGGGCACGGCCGCGGCGATCGCACGTGGACGGTCGATTACCACATCCTGCACGGCAGCCCGGCAGACGACAGCACCTGGAAGGCGCTCGCCGACTACCTCAACCGCAGCTATCGCGCGCCGAACGGCAAGGAACTGCACATCGAGGCCACCGCCATCGACTCGGGCGGGCACTACACGCACGTCGTCTACCAGTTCGTCCGCAGCCGGGCCGT